TGACTTCTGATATATCCATCTATCTTCTCTTTATACTCCTCAAACTTTGTTCGATCGTTCCATATCCTGTTCAAAGGACTCGGATGGGGAATACACAACCCATCTATCTCATGTGTACGGAGAACACTCTCAACGAATTTCCCCAATCCAATGACCTTTGAGTAAGATCGTATCTCATTCACAATTCCAGCATCGACATTCCGAACCTTACACTCATTTGTAGGTACATATTCGATAAAACAGTTCAAAAAGTCATAGTTTCGTTCTCTCATCAGAGAGTGTAGACGATCTCTCGTTCCACCCTTTCGATACTTTCCTCTTTGAGGACAGAGACCGACCACGACGATTCTGCCATTGCCATCGCTGAATTGCTTCATTTGCATTATCCAATTTTACGTTCGTTAGATCCATATAACTCTCGTTTATACTAAACTCCACACTACAATTGTCAATAAAAACATTGCCAACAGGAACGATATCCCTGCTTTTATAAAGTCCCAAATGACATTATATCGTAACATAACCACCCTCCTACAATACACCATACCACAAAGGTCAGTAATTTACTCTTGATGACGTACTCTTTTTCCATTACACTTCTCCTGTTTGGTTTTCCATGATGGCCCATTCCTTCTCAGTCTGCGGAGGGTTCTTGAACCAATTACGATTCTTATACTGATCGATCAAATCGATCTGAGCATTGATCAAATCCAATAATTCTTGCTCTTGCATTAGAATATCTCCATGATCATTTGTATGATGTTCACAGTACCAAAGAATACAATCAAACCTACACACCAGTTCCATATCCAATGAAAATTGTCATGTACCCAGTTGGTTGTTTTCTTTTCCATTTTTCGTCTTACGTTGTAAAAAGTGTCATATTTCATAGTTTACTCCAATTTATATGTACCATTGTATCATACTGGCAGAAAAAAGGTACAGTTATTTACAACTAAATCTCTAACAATATCATATACTTGCGCAAGTCATTGATTTCATTGGTGATTTTCTTTGAATCGCCACCATCCAGTCATAATATACTTACTCCCGCTCCTCAATTCACACCCACGATGTGCCCCAATAAACGAAGCAGGCCATATCACCAACCTACCCACCTGAGGAGAAACCTTTCCGTATCCCGCGAACTCGGTCTCACCTCCATGTATATCCTCATTCAGATATATCATCCATACCAGATACCGTCCAATCGCACCCTTCTTTCCTCCCTGTTCATGATGCCATGCCAAAAACCCTTCCCCAGCATCACTCCTCTGTATCTTCCAAAACTCCTCAAAATGCTCATCAAAATTTCTATCACATTGATCATATTTCTCTGTATACTCAGAATAACCTTTCTTCAGAACCCCCAGTATACGATCATGCATACCCTTAAAAGAACCATATAAGGAAGGACGGATCAAAGAACGCATCTTTACCTGAGGCTTATTCTCATGTATATGATGGGAATGCTTCGATTCAAAGAAGGATATGATATAAGAACAATCCTCAGGAGAGAGGGTATGTTCAGAGATACCAATATAGGGATAGGGGAATATCATCATGTTAGGTCTTCAATTATGTGCTGAAAATCTCCAATAAAATGGAGAAAATCCAATAAAATGGAGATTTTAGCTGAAAAAAATCCAATATATTGGAGATTTCCGCAGAGAAAGTACAGTGTGAACTTAGCTGCTGTGCGATACCGAGCACCCCAGAGCAGCCTGCCAGTACTGGTACAGCTGCTACATCTACAGTGAAGTACGTTCTATCTCGCACCATACCCACATATGCTCCAGAAACTGTCTGTGTGACAGGTGTTTGAACATGGGATAGTCCTGGTTCCACTGATCTCTGGCTTCATCATAGGCATCATCATCAATACCATCAAAGAGCTCCTGGTCTGACATATCCACTGCCTTATCTGCATACTGTTCTATATATTCCTCATTAGGGAGGTAGTATTTGTATAGGTCATTCATGCTTGTCTCCTGATATAAGGGGTTGGTTCATCTTCTCTGCCATTATTGATTGCTTCATATATTGGGAGGTTTGTGAGGACTTCAAGGGCAGTTTGTAGGCCTTTGGTGAAGCCTTCCTGAAAATCATGGTCAGGCCCGTTGAATCCCTCTTCTCTTCTGAGGTTCTCGAGGATGTCTTTCTCAGTCTCTATCATCGATTGGATGTATTCTTTGACGTATTTTCTGTCTACCCCTTGCGCCATGTTCACTAAACTATCGTATTTTTGCATATTTTCTCCTTTTTTATCAAATCATTTATCATCAATGCCGCGAGGTTTTCTTCAGACCATCGCTCGAGGCCTCTCTGACCTACGAGTCGAGAACCGTCGTCAGAAGCAGTCGCGTATTTACTGAGGGTCAGCGGGTCAGTCTGTATGACGAGGTCAATGGCCCTGTCTACCCCGACGCGTTTAACGTACTCTATCGCGCGCTCAATCATTAAACTTTACCTACAATCATTGTCAATGGAACTCTCCAACGCTCACCTTCGATATCGACAACAGCCTTTGTACGTTTGATCTCGATGATGGTACCGGTCTTGCCGTTAGACATCTTGATCTTATCAGCACGTCTATACACAGCTTTTGCAGCTCTTGCAGCCATCTTCTTGATCACATTGTGTTGATCTCTTAAAGCTTCGTTAATCGCAACAAGATCTTGCATGTTATCGATATCTCTGATGTTCTTTAATATTGTGTTTAGATTCATATTGTTTACTCCTTTATTCATCATGTTTATCAAATTATGGTACCATTATCCCATATTATTTGTGATAAGTACATGTTTTTTTACAACTATAACTCCAATCAAATCAAAGACTTACGAAAAAACAGCGTAAGTATATGATATCGTTAGAGATATAGTTGCGGTATTGGGGAATCCCCAGTGCGTTTTTATAACATAGGTACCCTTTTTCGAAGCCCTATGCATAGGTTAACCGCATCAGTGTGATTCCAAGCACAATCATGTACTTATCCAGAAATTTTTTTTGGGGCCGGGGGATCAGTCCCCCCCGTTGCGGGCTCTAGGAGAGGTCTGTCATATAACTCAGATGATATTGCCAGTCGCCATCTATATCGGCATAGGGATCCATTTTTTTCATTGCAGAGCCGGATGTACCACCTTCACTGCTATATTTCTCTTCTCCGCCTTCTCCAGGTAGTATAACACCATTCTTTACATCGATAAAGACATCTCCGGCCTGATTCGCGTAGAAACCATTCTTATCTACATAATGCAGTAAACACTGGTAGGCATACGGTTGATCTACATTGATCTCATACCCAGACCATTTATGTACGATATGTTTGGTTAACCGAGGTCTCCAGTGTCGCATCACAGGTCCTTTATAGAGTACTGCCTGACCTGGTTGCATCACAAAAGGATATACGACAGGTTGTCCTTGGTACTGTAGGAGGAATGGATAGAGGGTATTGGTATCAATACAGAGGGAAACAGAGTACTCACATGCAGGTCTATCCCTATGGGGTAGTAGTATATCTCCTTCTTTATACTTTTTGAGATAGGAATATGTAGGCAGTAATTCAAGTCCGAACGCCTTCTCTACGAGAGGTAGGGTATTGTGCAGGATTTTTTGTAGTTGAGGATCTTTATAGGTATCATTCGGGAGTTGGGCGACGTACCTTTTCAAGGGAAGGTCTGGGATGTGATAGTCTGGAATAAATGTAAAGTCCATGGGGTTATTTATAGCTGTAAGCCTACTGTATGATTTGTATAAAGGAATTGGATCCTTCATTCAGGTCTATGATACCTTCATAACCTTCAACTCTTGTTTCAATTGTGACATTGGCATTGGAGGCAAGGGTAAGCCGAATGGTTCCATTGACATTACGATAGAAGACGATCATATTATCTTCTGTAAAGATGTTATATTGGCTGTCTGTATTTGTTCCCATAACCGCGCCACGTAACTGTACAGAAAAATCATCTGTTTGTTGAGGCTCATCTCTGACCATCGTCGCGTCGAGGGCCTCGATGATATCGAGGAGATCGGTAAGAAAATCGACATCGAGTAGATTGATATCTAACTCACTGTAAGAGAAATCTTCAGTAGTATCTTCAAGGTCGTCAGACTCTAATTCGTTGTATTCGAGGAAGTCGACATCAAGGATTCCACTGTCTTCGTTGGCATCTTCGTTCATTTCTTCTTCTATTCGATCACGTACTTCCTGCGGAGGAGATACAATAAACATATTATCGATCAGAGATGGGGTCAGGTCCTGTACAACGACGGGTGTCGTAGGTGTAGAGGCAATTGAAGACACCATCGTGGCAGAAAATGCCTCATTCAGCGTGACAGTACCACCTTCATTGATGACATCGATCTCTCCAGATGCATTTCCATCCTCGTCTGGTAACAGCATGATCAGGGAGCGTCCTAACTCGTCCACTGTAGTGGTAAAATCTGTGCCTCGGATCGCGATTTGAGCTGTCGGAGTGGTTAATTCTACGTTTGCTTTATTGATCCTGCCTCCTGTACCTGATGCAAATCTTGCTGTACCTCTTGCAAATCGCATTGTCATTCGGGATAGGTCTGGATTGGGATCGTAATAGACCTCGTCGATGTATACTTTGGTCTGTTCTGTTAACGAAAGCTCTTCGTTATCTAAAAATTCAATCAACATACGGCCATTTCCTGTCTGAGCCTCATCATAGAGCTGTATTGAAGTGGAAACGGTGGGTTCTAATGGGTTGTTGTCTCTGAGAATAGAGCCAATCCCTGTTGATTCGATGATTTCGCCGATGGGATCGGTCTGTGTGTAGGCCGACCCCATCATTAGGCTTATAATTATAAGGCTAGTCTTCCTGAAGTATCTGAATTGTTGCATTGTCAGAAGTTACATCGAGATTCACGACACTTGAGCAGCTTGCAGCTACAGGACAAGTACCATTTGTCTGTGTAATATCAATATCTGCAGTGTCGCCATCGAGAATCAGATTGATTTCGTGGTCAGACCCATCAGATTGTTCAGTGTTAATGTTACTACTGCCTCCAGTAATATCAAAGTTCCAAATACTGTTTGTACCTTCAACGTCTATATCAAAAACGTTTGAAGAACCAATGACAGCTAGATCTAAATCTAGATAATCTGCATTGGCAACAGATCCTTGGTCAAAATCTATAGTGTTCGAACTACCTGTGATGTCTAAATCAAAAGTAGTAGTCTCAGCTGTGCCGAGGTCTCCAATCAACCAGTCAAGGCTGTTAGAGTCACCTGTAAAAAGAAGGTTGTAGGTAGAGGAAGCTGAGGTCAATGTACCAAACAATAGGTTGTTATTACCTATTTGATCGATATCAAAAGTAAGATTTGCACCAGTAATGACCATATCGGTCGCTGTACCACTGAAATCGTTTCCTCCGACTTTGTTTCCTTCACCATCTTGTTCTATATACAGAGTTAGTGTATCACCCGATTGTTCAATGAATATTTCATTGTCATCAGACTGAGCGAATACTGAGACAGAAAGTAACATGAAGATAAGCGCGCTAAATATTTTCTTCATTGTTTTCTCCTGTTATAGTCCAGTATCCTCTTTGGTCACCTTGACGAATAAGAGCCAATACTGCGGCCTCTATTGCGGTACGAACAGCATATGTTACTGGCTCATTCATACCTACTCCGTCCTCATACTCTAATAGTTGTGTTCCATCTTCAATGAATCGGAACAAATCACCGCCTCCTCCGAATGAGAATACAGTTTTTCGGGATTGGACGTTTAATATAATCTCTCCAGTTAGAACCGACACGGCTCTAAGTGAAATCGTAACGACGTCTTTACGATATTCTGTACTGACGCCAATTCCAAGAGTCCGTGCACCACGTCCTCCTGTTTCAATATTTGTGTCATATCCAATAATACCACCTTCAATAATCATTCCTGCAAATAAAAGTGGGTTTAGCGCTTCTGAATTGACACCTGCATACTCTTCTCTTGTACTTCTTATAATCTGTCTTTCTCGTACAAGATTATCTAATCCTTGTCTCTCTACAACTCGAAACCAGCTACCTCCTCCAGCCGATTTTAAAGCATCAATTAATAATGCTGTACCACCTTGAGTTACTGCTGTAGAGAATGATGCAATATTTTCTACAGATCTTCTTTGTCCTGTTTGATCTGTAAAGCTATAAACAGCAACGATAGGCATTTGTTCTGCTGGTGGTAGATTGAGTAGCTGTACATACGATGGAAGTTCTATAATCTCTGGCTCATCGTTACACACAAGAGGAAGTGTCGATCTTACCGCATTCGGTATCGATGTAATTGCTTCTCCAAGAGTTCTTTCTCTTTCGATATAAGGATCACAGTCAAGAGGTGTTTCAGTATATTGAGGTATTCCAGAACATCCTACAAGAAATAATACTACTGTACTAAGTAGATAACGCATGTCTCCGTACTAGTTCATTCCTTACTTTTTGTTTCACCTTTGGTATCGTATTTAATGATTCATATTTCTCAAGTAAAGATTTTGTTGAATGTGTTTTAAGATAATCATGTTTCCATAAAAATCTTTTACCTCGTTCTCTTACTGATTCTCCAAGTTTAATTGCCATTAGGGTGCTCCATTAATTGCGTCGTATGTCATACCAAAGTTACCTGTACCAATAGGAATCTCGATTGAAGTTTGTGAACCCTCAGGATCTACTATGATCAGAACAATTGACTGGGTTAAGTCGTCATTTGTAACTACTTCGTATGAGACAGTTGAACCTTCTAATACGAAACTACCAAACAATACTGGATCTTCGTTTGCAAACATTTGCTCGACTAAAGTCTTTGATAACTGAGCATAAATTCTTGACTCAAGGTTACGAATAAACTTAGCAAGAGTTGAGTTATCCTCTTCTCTTTGTGCTGCTCGTTCTGCAGCATCAAGTGCATCTTGAATTGCTTTTTCTCTTGATGATTCTTGATTTTCTACAGTAAGATAGTGTGAACCTTGACCAACACCACTGAACGATGGATTCTTAAATCCAAACGTAATTGTATCTGCCAACGCCACATTGCATACTAACATTAGTATAAGTGCAAAGCGCATAATCTACTCCATATTGCTTTTAACTATTTATATGTAAAATGGTTTAAAACAAAGATTTGATTTGTATAAATAAATTATTATGGCAGATAAATCTACATTCACTACAGAATTTGAAACTATAAGAGCAAACGGTTTAACACTTGATAGTGATAACAATATACTATCAAAAGATTGGACAGCAAGTTCTGTAGATTCCGATTATAAATCAAAACTAGCTAGCATGCATAGCATCAAAGATAGATGGAGAGCAGTTCACACTGATGTTGCAGATTATGTTCCAAGTGGTTCATCAATACTTGACTTAGGCTGTGGAGACAAAGATATACTCAATACAATTACTTGTACTGATTATCATGGTGTTGACGTAAATCCTGCAGCAGATGAGGTTCACGATTTAGATGGATCTCTTCTTACTTTTGATAGGACGTGGGATATTGGTCTTCTTGTAGAAGTACTTCAATTCATTGAAGATCCAGGTAGATTATTAGATCATTATAAACAGTATGCAACAAATTGGGTTTTAACAATTAGACCTATAACTGAAGAAAACATAGCTTTCAGAGAAAGTCGACTGACTTTTAAAAATGGTTGGACAAGAGACGAATGGATAGTATTCTTAAATGAGCATTTTACAAGCGTAACTGTAAGTGATGTAATCTTTACAGATATTGTAACTTATGGAACAGGATTTCCAAAACCATTTTTGATTGGTGTTTGTACACCATAGGAGATAAATTATGTCATACTCACCAGCGTATGTTCCTCAAAATGTAATAAGATTATGCTCTAGAGCTTTTAAAGAACATTTTTTTCCAGAACAGTGGAAAGAGTCTGCACGATGGGGTGAAATATACGATACGATTACTACTAAGATTCCTCATAATTGTTCAATGCTTGATCTTGGTGCTGGAAACGAATTTATTAAAAAATATGCTAAACATAACGAAGACTATTTTTCAATAGATCTCAATAAAAAATGTATGTTACAACATGATTTAGATTTTGATCTACTTGATCTATGGCAGTACAGAGCAAAGGGTGGACAACCACTTCCAGCTAGTGCAGAAAGAAAGCAATGGGAAGTAGGTCTATGTGTAGAAGTTTTAGAATATATTAAAGATCCTGTTCGTATGATAAATCACTATAAACAGTTTGCAAAGAAATGGATTTTTACAAGTAGAGTTGGTCGACCTGATCATATCTACGAAGACCACCACCCATTACAAAACCGTTGGAGATCGCATGCTGAATTTGTTAATTTCATTAAGCCTTTATTTAAAAACGTCGATGGCTCAGGCATTCAAACTTCTTTAACTACATGTTCAGGAAAAATGAAACCTTTTGCCATGGTCGTTGCTTCTGATTAATGCAGGTAGAAATTCGGGTAAATGGACAGAAACGTTCTGCCGACGTGCCACCAGAGACTACGCTCTTAAAATTTCTAAGAGAATATTTAGACCTCACTGGTGCCAAGTTGGGATGCGACGTGGGAGACTGCGGTACCTGTACGGTTATAGTCGACGGTGAAGTAGTTAACTCATGTATTATGTTAGCAGTCAAAGCTAACGGTTCAGAAGTACAGACGATCGAAGGTCTGGCAAATAATCATCAATTACACCCATTACAAGAAGCTTTCGAAGAATTAGGTTCTTTACAATGTGGCTTCTGTGGTACAGGTATGTTGATGATGGCAAAGAAATTACTAGATGATAATCCTTATCCTACACGAGGAGAAATAAGAAACCATTTAGCAGGTAATTTATGTAGATGTACAGGTTACACAAAGATTATTGAAGCTATTGAATTAGCCGCTAAAAGAATAAGATTTAATGATCCTGGTTATACTGACTACCACTAATTCCTTCTTCTAATATATAAGCATTCTCTCTTAGTTCCTCTTGTGTATAAGAACTAAAATCATGGTGTGTACCAAATAATTCGAAGTATAATCCTTCGCAATATTTAATTAGAGATTCTCTTTCATCAAGAATAGAACCAGTATGCCCCATATATTAATCCAAGCAATAGAAGTATGTCAGCCGTTATTGAATAGACAAGATAGGCTCTGAACAACCAACGAGATATTTTCCGAGTACGGGTCATCTTTCATTCCTATTTGTCCTAAAATAAACATGTTAATGTATTTATATCAAGCTAAGAAATAAAGTACAATTCCACAGTAAATAACCATAGCAAAAAATACTACAGCTTCCCATTTAGGACCGAGTGGTTCTTTGCCTTTACCATATCTACTCATGATACCACACTTACTGCAATTGATACAATCAAAACAATACCCACAACAATTAATAGTGCTGTGTGTTTTGTTTTCCATACATTATCTAAGTCGATGTCCACGCCAAGCGCATCTAAATTTTCTTTCTTTTTCATATCATTATCTAATAGTCTTTTTAAAATCATAAATCACCAATGATGAATTATACCCATTACAATCATAATGTTAGTACTTAAGTAAACCAACACTATTATTGTTCTTATTATAGCGATAAGATCAGCTTCTCTGTTTGATTTGCCAGTCTTATCACCTAATGCTTTTGCCCAAATTCTCCACATCATCCTATTGGCTTATTCCATTCGTCAGCATAATATGCTTCTTTCTCTTCATCTGTATCGTCCATATAAAGTGCCTTTTGTTTTCGTGTATGACTTAAGTTACTATCATACGCATCATCAATGTGCGCCTTCGCTATAGCTTTATGTGGTGAAAAATAATCTTTAACTCCTCCGTTCTCTTTATCATGTACATATAAAGCAATGAGAGCATAATGTAAAACTTTCAAAAGATCTTTTCGATTCTTACCTTCTTTCTTTCCATATCGTTGTGCATACTTTAAAATATTACCTATACAGAATCCTTCACCATGACCACCATCTATAATAAACTCTGTGGCTTGAAATTGATTCTGTGAATAATGTTCATTATAAGTTTTATCCACATATTCTTGTAGTTGTCTTAATAGTTCACCTTCATTATATTTGTACATTATAAAAACTCCTCTAAGCTAGCTTTCTTTTTTAAGTCTAATTTAATTACTTCAATATCTTTATCGTATGCTCGATTCTTTAAAAAATCTCCCATATCTTTCCATTCACGTTTACTATTAATCTCATTGACGTTTACTTTATCTAAGTTTCGATTAATATGCTGGTCTGAACCAACATTGATGAATATTGCATCTTTCTTTCCTTGTTCTATAAAACCTTTCCATGCTTTTGCATCATAAGCAGATGTTGTTGGAAATGGCATTGTCTCTGCAATAGGATCTGCTTTTAAAAATGGTACAGTCGCTGAAATAACTTTTGCTTCACCGATTTCTCCTGGATGTATGTTACGTGCAACTGCAATTCCATGCGCTTCAGCATTTGGCCATCCGATCTGTAAAGCTCTAATCATTGTACCTGTAGATACTGCACACCATATTTGTGATGGTTGTTTTCCAAGTGAGTTTTCAATATGTACAGCCATATTAATAAGACCTGCAGTAACTGTCTTTTCACCAGTCAATCCAAATGGTAAGTACTTAGCATTGTTTCTTTCTGCCCATTCTTTCGCATAAGCATTTAACACTGGCATGGCTGCTATCTTTATAAATCTTACATCAACGTGGTCATAAGCAAACAATGAACCCTGATGATCTGAAACTGTTGTGCTAGCAGGACAAAAGAAGACCACTTTTTTGTCATACATTTCCGCTAACATTGCTATGGCGTCAGGGGCATGACCTTGGCGTGGCGCACAATATACAAGCGTATCTTCTTTTGTTTCTGCTATAACTCTTTCTGCACCAAACGCTTTTAATCCACCTGGTGCTAAATCTGCTCTTAACACATATTTGTCTCCAGCAAGGTGTTGTACTGCTGGAGGAGGACATTTGGTGTTAAATGTACCCCACATATCAAGGTATAATTGACGAGCTTCAGCTCTTGTCATATTTCCTGGTATGTCTTTGTTTCTTGTATCTGTGGTTACATTAAACATGTTGTTCCCCAATCGTTTCTACGATAATATGGTGGTGCTATGTGCACACTCGAACCATTTTCCATATATGTCTTAGCATATTTTTCTGGATCCATTGAATACCAATCTTCAGGTGGCATTACAACTCTGCCGTTTGATTTCTTATTTAGTAAATCAATAAATCTCATTGTTAAATCATATCGCTCTTTTCTTGTTCCAAAAAATGGTGTTCCTTTATAATAACCAGTTTTTGGCAATCTTCTTTCTTCGTATTCAACTGGAACAGGAGCTGCATATTTTACATCACCAAATTTATCGCCTTGTTTTACATATTCTGTAATCAGCTCTTCTAACTTATCATCATGCCTTAATAAGTGGTGTCTTATATCTATAGAACCATAACAGAATGTGATTTCTCCTTTTGGTGTCATACCTCTGAAATCCTCTTCTAATCCTCTTCTCAATTGGCCAAATAATGTTTTACCATTTGTTCTAAGTACTACATCATCTTTTCGAGAGAATGCAGATGTATGTGAATCACCTACAGATACGCCTGACAAATGAGTTAACTCTTGTTGTTTTAGTGATGGAACGTTCTTTAATCTTGCAGATAGTTTATCACACCACTCTTCAGTTATCCCTTCATAGGTGGTAGGTGCTTTTACTCTTGACTTTAATTGTGCACCAAGATCAGGCATATCAAAATCAAGTGAAGTAACATTAGCATGAGAGAATACACGATTGATGTTATCATATATTTGTTTATTTGCACCACCAAATAAGTTAAGAGCTCCGCTGAAGTTTACACCATGGTCAATAAAGATTTCATCATATTGTAAAACTTTATCAGAGCATTTATTATCGATATCTGCTTTTAATTGATCTGACCAAATAAGAGACCAACCTAAAACATGAGATGTTTTGAGTTTAGGTATGTTATACGTTGGATTTGTAATTACTCTCATTTCTTTAAACTAAATTTATTTGGAAATATCCATGTGTAAGGTATTCTTTTTGTTGGACTTTTTACACCATGAGTGATTGCAATGTGTTTGTAAAAGAAACATGTTTTATCTTCTACATTTAAATATTTTTGTGATGTCATTGGATTCTTTGGATGATTTACAAGTGTGTTCATCTGTTCTAACCACAATTCTGCGTTTGCATTCTTTGGAACGAATTTACCATTTTCATCAATATCATATCTAACTTTACCATTTAAATTCTTTCCACCAAATATTTGTTGCATTCCATCGAAGTGGCCTGTTCCACCAAATAGTATTGATTCAGGATCTACGATATGAGGATATGACATAGCCAAATATCTTGATGCATTTTTACATGGGTATAAAGGACTTCGAAAAGCCTGGTACTTTTTAAAATACTTTTCAAGTATCTTTGAATACTCCATCATCGTATACGGCCTATCTACGTTTTCAAGAGTGTGATGTAAAGCATCTGCTGCTTTTTTCGGTCCTTCTAATAACCATTCTTTTACTACAGTATCTTTTGGATAGTAGATTTGGAATAAATCATTTCGTGCATGCCTGTTTTTAGAAAAGTGTTCTCTACATGCATCTTCGCCTTCTTCCATTAATTTAGTAAGAGTTCCCCAATGTTCATTCGTAAAAGAGAATACAAGTGTATACCATAATCTATCTCGACTGCTTTTTACTTCTTGCATCTTCTCACAAAATGGATGCTCATGCCAATGCAATCTATGAGAAAAGATTTGATAATCTTCTTTAAGTAACTTATCTTCTCTCTTATCAAACTTATCACAGAACTCAAAGAATTTTTCGAATCGTTGTTCTTGTGTCCAATCTTTCATCCAACTTTCTTTTGGCTTATTACCTTTCATATCAACAATCGAAGTATTCTTATACTCGATGTTGTCATAAGGTTGATCGATAAATTCTGCTATATCTGCTTGCATTTGTTTTTATACTCTTCTACTGTTAGACCTGCTTCTTTTAACATTGCATCATCTGATGGATGGTTTTTAATACCATTAAAGGTTTTTACTATTCCCATATCTAACATTGCTTTCTGTCTTCCAAAAGGATGATCTGTAATTTTACATGATGACCATACTTTATCAAAGTTTAAATGATTATAATCATTTCCTGGTCGAATATAATTTTCTACCCATCTTATAAAGTCACAGCATACATCTTCTGCATTATATGGATATGAACCTGTGTCTTCATATATTTTTTCCATAACTTTATCAAGGAATATTTCTTTTTTCATTTTTTCGGTAGGATTAGCAAGGTAAGATATACACTCAACTGCATTTGTACCATAATAAAACATTGATTCTCTGTTAACATATTGTGGGTACCAATCAGCAACATCTGCAACTACAGCTGCATATTGGAATTGATACTTTCTCAATCCGTGATTTACATTCCAATCTAACATGAATGAACCAATCTCTCGTAAATCTCTTTTACCTCCACTTTCCAACCATTCTGCCATCTCTCTTGCAAGTTTTGGCGCATACTCTGATAGGAAATAATCACCACCTCTTTTATATGGTTTGTCTTCAGGTATTTTTGGAAATGCAGGAAATTGATAACCAATAGAAGTATAGAATGGTTTAGGATGTTTGTTTACAATCTCAACCATTCCTTCGATATCTTTTGCTCTATGTAAATTAAATAGAA